CGGTGGCGGCGGCGGTGGCCTCGGCGGTGGCGTCGGCGAGGGCGGTGGTGGCGTCGGTGAGGGCGGTGGCGGCGGCGGTGGCGGCGGCGACCGTGTTAGTATTTAATATTAACACCGGTGTAGCTAACTTAATGCTATAGGGGGAATCAGAAATTGTTATATCGTATTTTAAGAAATCATTATTAAAGGTATCTACATTAGTGATGCTATCATCATATTCAATTAATAAATTTGTATCATCTGTAGAATTTGTACCAACACTTGTTCCAGTTATTGGACCCGTCTGTGTTCCTCCGGCATTACCCTCCTTGAATCCCTCGTAATTTTGCTCCATAAACAACACCATCATTGTAGCGATGAGCAGTCCCGAAAGAGGACTGATTAGCGACGATAGAACTATCGCGACGAGGAGGATAAGTTTGCCTACGAGTGACGAACTAAATCTTACTAAAGCAGATGGACGAGTATATATTAGAACTAATACCACGACTAGAACAATAATTTCGGTTTTCTCCTTCATATAGACTATATTGAGATTTTATAAGGAGGTTTTCAAAATAATAATATCTTATTTTCATATAGACAGATGAGTTATTTAGCATTATGCGCTGCTCCTTATGATAATAGCGAGGTGACACCACCTATTACTGAAAAGAAGAAGGGGAAAAACAAAACTATTAAGAAAGACAAGGGTCCGCTAAAAACTAACGTTTCTAATATGATTTCGGAGATTCACAAGAGCGAGGAGGCTGGTTCCGAATCGCATATGGGAAATTTCACCCCACCACCACTCGCTACATCCGAGGCATTGGAGACGGATATCGCAGAAGGGACCGACGATGACTATGTTAAACCTGCCGGCTACGACGATAAACCCGTTAATATCGAAGAGTTCACCACCCTCGAAAGCAGCCAAGCCGACAATTATTTCAAAAATCACGTCCCATATTACACACAGATGAGCGAACAGCCCGTATCAAACGATAATAACCTGCTCACCAAACTCGACAAAATCCTCTTTCTACTACAAGAGCAAAAAGACGAAAAGAGCGGACATGTTACCGAAGAATTGATTCTGTACTCCTTCCTTGGCATCTTTCTCATATTCGTAACCGACTCTTTCGCGCGCGCCGGAAAATATATGCGGTAATTTCCTAAATTATATTGTTGATGTTTAAAACAATATAATTAAGCAAGAATGAAACATTTAGATGGTGGCAACGTTTGTGCTAGATAATTGTAAAAATAAAAGGCCCCGTTTGTTACTAAAAAGGGATATATATTAACCTTTGAGAGGTAGTTTGCGACGATTATATTTCCGGCGGTCTCATCCATTATTAGTTTTTCCGAAGTGGTCTCCTTACAATGAAGGTGTAGTGCCTGTGTAAACCCCGCTACGAATATGTTTGTATCGCATTCTTCTATAGAAGATAGGAGTTCCACCGTTTTCTTATTATTGTAATAGGTGGCTGCGTCGCGAAAAACATATACCGATATCAAATCGCCGTGTAAATATATTCCATATATTGCGATATTATTCAACTTGATATTGTTAAGCAAGTTCGTTATTTCGGGAAGAATAGTGCACATAAAAGAGGTTTTTTTTCGTTTAATAAACTCAACCAACATATGAATATTCTCTCTACTTATCTTTATCACATTGTAAGCGTCGTGTGGAAACGCGATATTTGGTATGTCAGTATTATGGAATGCTTTAATATTGAAAAGCGTTAGTGGAACAATTCCAGTGAGCTTGCCTTCTCTCTTAAAAATATACGTATTTATTTTGGAGTAGTCGCGACTTACATTATGATAAAAGGTCTGTATTGATTTGGCTGCGATGCCCTTTCCGCGCATTTCAGGTTTCACGCATAAATGATCCACATAATACGACGAAAACGGGTCCCCCGAATCGAGCGCTACCACGAGCGGTCGCGCAGTCATCACCGAACAGTATTCGTCCTCGTCCACGTATTTCTTGGATTCAGTGTCGTATCGCACGCTTGGTATTTTGTAAACGTTTATGTAGGAGGGATGATTAGACGCATTCAGATAGCCGACGATATTATCCTGCGTCGGTTTATACTCGATGTAATCCTTCTCTCTGAGAAAATTATTCGTAATAAAATCACACGCCTTCGCTACATCGACCTCGTCCATATCGGCGACCCGAGTTGTTTTAACATTAATAATATTCACATACTTATTAGCCGTAGGCGGATTAATATTAATAACTGTATTATTTCTAAATCTGGAAAACACGTCATATACATGATGCACTGGCTGGCTATACCAGAACGGGTCCCTTACCTTAATATATGCTTTTGTTAAAAGAGCTATAAATATAACTAGTAATATGGTGTATAAATACCACATAGTATAATATTTACCATTTATTTATTAATTATATTTAAACTTTTTATTTTTTTTTTATTTTTTTCAATTCTCATTTACAAAAATCAATAATTTTCCTATAAAAAACCGATTTGAAAAAATAGAATTGAAAAACACAAAAAAAAAATAAAAAAAATAAAAAAAATAAAAAATCGTCTAGGTAGTGTAGGAATTTTATTAGCGTGTTGTATAAATTCTATGTAGGGTTTTTATGGTAAGGATTTTTCGGCCTGTTTTTCGGCCATATTTTATATATTTTCACCAAATGATTTAGAATTTTCTACTAGCATATATATAGAAAAATGCTAGTAGAAAATTCTAACAATTTATTTCATTGTGAAAAGTGTGACTATTCGGCAAAGAGAAAAGGCGACTTTAAAAAACATCTTGAGAGCAAAAAGCATAATGCTAGTAAAATGCTAGTTAAAAATTCTAAATTTATATGTAAATGTGGGAAAAAATACATGCACGACTCGAGTTTTTATAGACACACTAAGGTATGTGATTATAAAGAAAAAAATGAGGTTGCTATGCTCATCGAAACGCATACCGAGTTAATGGGTATGTTAAAGGAAATAATACCAAAACTGGGCGAGACGACAAACATAAAGAGCACAAACATAAACAGCAACAACAATATAATCAACGTTCAGATGTATCTTAATGAAAAATGTGGCGACGCAATGTCCATACAGAATTTCGCCAATCAGCTTCTCATTACGATGGATGATTTGACAAAGAGTAAACGAGAGTGTATCTCCGACGTCGTATTACAGAACCTGAAGCCGCTTTCGATAACCGAACGACCCTTTCATTGTACCAACCTAAAGAAGAAAGAGTGGTTTGTTAAAGACGAGCTACAAGGTTGGGAGGAGGACAATGGAGAGAAATTGCTCAAAAACGCCGAGTATGGTATTCAGAAACAATGGGTGCGCGAATTTGAGCGACGCTACCCTGGCTGGATGGGGGACGCCGACCTGCGCGAACGCTACATCAAAATCGCCGGGTCTACAACGTCCACTCTCACCGACACCATTAAATTGAAACTCCTTCGCGAACTTGCCAACGAGACAACGCTAAATAATGAAATTATAGGATAAGTATAGTATCATTATAGTATCATTATAGTATCATTATAGTATGATTATTGAGGCTTCTGTAGGACATAGATATACTGGTCTCTGTATCCACAATCAAATAGCTCATCATAGTCCAGCAGTACAAGCCCAACATCCTTTGCCATAGAGAGAATATCCTTCTGTAATGGTATATGAATTGTGTGCTCGTTCTTGCGAACGCCGCCATTCTTTCTGTTCTTGAACTCCTCGTTCATCACGGCTATCGACTCGTTCGGGACCATATCAAAATTTGATTTATAATCATAGTCGTCGAATTTCACGACGGTTGATGTAATGCGCTCCTTAGCATATTTTTGCGCAGATACCATCCTGAACGGGTTGCCCGCCGGCAGAATCGGGTCAAAATTGTCGCGATCCACCAGATGAACAATAAAGTATCCGCCAGGCATGAGCCAGTCGTAGCAATTCTTGAGGAGGGCCCGCTTATTTTCAATATAATAAATGGTAAAGTAAAGACATGTTATATGGGTAAACGACTGCTGTTGTACGGCCATCGTATTGGTGGCGTCCTCCTTGCGGTAATTACAATCTGGATAGTTCGTCTGCGCCTTGCTTACCATCGACGGCGATATATCAATCCCCTCCACCGTTTTAGTCGTCTCGCTAAATAGAGAGACGTGGTGTCCAGTTCCAGAACCAATATCCAATACACGGCTCTTGTCGTTGAACGTAGTCATATCCTTAATTATTTTCATTTCACAATTATTCTTGCTGCGGTTATAAACCAAATCGTCGTAAACACTCACATAAAAATCGTCGTATATTTCTACGGCACTCTTCTTAACGATAAATTCGCCCGTCTGCTCGAAGCCCTCCGTCATACCAAGCGAGCTGCGCGCATTATTAAGCAATACCACGAACAGCAGTGTTCCGAACGATATGTAGAATAAGCGCTCCCATAAGGGCAGCTTTCCAAATTTTTTTAACGATAACGTCTTCATTACATTCTTCATCAATTTACTATTAACTTTTTTCAAAAGTTCCATATATAGATATATGTATAAGAAATTGTTTTATAGTATTTATTTTTAGTATATGAGCAATACCGATATTAACGATAAGCGAGCGCAGAAGGAATTCAAAGGTATCAGTTTTTCTAAATTTCAAAAGACAAAGGTAAAAAAAGAACTATTGACGTGTCTAGCTTCGGGCAAGGTTGAGTCCGCTTGTTATTGGGGTGGCGAGCTGTTGTGCGCCGGTCATTTCTTCGACCTGTGGGAGATTATTATATTATATGTAAGCCGCTACATACATTTAGGAAATCCTCGCCTGCCTGTTTATCTTGCGATGCGATTTGAGAATTTCAAAACGATTCTCTCAAATGGCTACGTAGATAACGAATTGCGCCTGCGCAATAATCCTAAAATACGCCAATTGTTCGCCGAGATTATAGCCGTTCTCTGTTTTTCTAGAAAGAAACACACGTTTGAGCCAGTTAAGATTAAAAAACAAGAGGAATTTGATATGACATTCATCGCATCTAAATTAAAGGCGCCTTCGGTCAATTACGCGCAGCGAATATTCTTACAAACCGACCCGAAGGAGCTTTTCATCGCGGTAAACGAACTCGCATACCACATAACTACCTCCTCCAAAAACGCCGTGACCGCCTGCTACTGGCTAGAGTGGCTCCTTGAGTATGAGGCGCTCTGTAAAAAGCGGAAGGAGAAGTGCTTGTGCGAGCGCCGCTCGTTCGCTGCGGTGCAAGACAAATATCAGATGGACCCCGTGTGGCTAATATGGGACGCGATTATAAAAGAGAGCGCGTCGCGAAACAAACCGTCCATAGACAAGGTGATAAAGGCGCTTCTCTCTATATTCTCTATAAAGTTCACCAGCGGTGTTACCAAACGAAGACGGTTCCTCATATACTTCGCCATCGCACTTCTCACCGAGAGCATCGATTTTAAAGTCGAAATCGTCAACAATAAAGCACAGGTCGACGCCGTAGTAAAGAAAATCGACCTCGTTTACCGCGACATTAAGAAAAACGAAGAGTCGCCCAACACAGGATATCTAGAGGCTGGGCTCGATGTAAAGAGCAACTTAGATAAAACCATCGAGCGGCTTGAAAAAATGAACAACCTACAAGGTGTATAATATTATTAAAATATTTAATTATATTATAATGAAATGTGGTAGGAATAAGAAGGGTGGTTCATTTAAAATTAGCCCCATTCAAAAAATGAAAAAAACTACAAGGGGTCGCACCAAGTCCAGGTCCAAGTCCAGGTCCAAGTCCAGGTCCAAGTCCCGGTCCAGGTCCAAGTCCCGGTCCCAGACGCGCAGACAAAACGCGTCGTCGCGTCCGCGCAACCCAAACTACATTGGTAAAAAGCGCGAGGTCAATTATTTAGTGAATATATTGACCGATAACGAAATGAGTGAAAATGCCTCGGTATCGTTTGATACTATTAACAGCAGACTCAGCGAGGCGGAGAGAAGTAAATGGGCCGATATGAACCTTCAGGAATCCGACGTCGTGTGGGAGGACGTTAACGAGGAAATTATTCATTGCGGGCGTGCCGCGTTCCTGGTTTGTAAGAAAGGAACTAAATTACACCTAATGATTTTCCCAATGTGCTGTCTAAATTGGAAGAAATTAAAGGATGAGAATGGGAAAAAAAATGGAGGAGAGGATGTGAAGGGGCGGTATGATTTAACTGAGGGCGATTGTATCGACAATGGCTACATGATTCACCCCAAAACTTACCGAATCATCAAGGTATTTTAAACGTGGATTGATGAGTAATGTTCGTCGGGAAGCGCGCGTGCATTAGCGCAACCTCCGTCATTATGTCTATTAAGACCATTACTACCCAATCCTGTGTATGTGGGAGTTACCCTCAGCAGCCCGCCGCCGCCGCGGTTTCTCCTGCGGTTTTGTTCGCGACGGTGTTCACTATCTCCTCGCCGCACGACGGATGTATACCCACCGTTTCTATTATCTCTCTATATGTTACGCCTTTCTTAACACATAGAGCCCACCCTTGAATAACGTCGGCCGCATTGGGACCCATATAATGAATGCCGACCACATACCCCGTCTCCGCGTCCACGATTATTTTGGAGAAGCAATCCTTTGTGCTATCGCGCCCCTCCACGATCGAATATTCGAGCGGCACGAAAGAGCGATGGTAGACGTCTATTTTGGCATACATACCGACCGCCTGCTCCTCGGACATGCCGACGCACGCGTATTCCAGCGGCGTATAGACCGCGGTCGCCACATCGTGGTAGTCCATCTCCAGCGTCGCCCCACCGTAAAGCCGNCCCGCCAGGCGCCGCCCCGCCGTAATCGCCACGGGGGTCAGCTCTGGAACTCCATAGACCACGTCGCCAACCCCGTATATGTTTCCAACGTTGCTCTGCTCCGACTCGCAGACAATCTTCCCGCGGTTCTCCGGAAGCAGGACGACGCCGGCGTTCTCAAGTCCCAGCGACGCGGTGTCGGCCGTGCGCCCAATCGCACCGACCACCGTATCAAAGACGTCGCGCGAGCCGTCCGAGAAGGTGACCAACAGCCGCGAATCCTCGGCGCGCGCGATTTCGGTCGGAACCACCCCCTTCACTATTTTCACGCCGTCGGAGATGAAGCGCCGCTCCAGCCTATCGCAACATTCCGCGTCAAATCCGCGCAAGAGCCCGGACCGCGCATAAATCGACGTGTCGAGACCGAGCGCCGCCAGAAATCCGCCGCACTCCAGCGCCACGTAGCCGCCGCCGACGCAACAGGTCTTCCCGGGCGACCCCTCCAGCGAGAATATGTCGTCCGAGGAGATGGCCAGCTCGGCGCCCGGACATTCGAGCGGTGTGGGGCGCGCACCGACCGCCACCACGAACCGCACGGAGGTGAGAATCTTTTCGCCGCCCTTCTTGTCCGCGCACTTTATCGTATGCGCGTCCACGAAAGTGGCCAAACGGTTGTGGTAGGTGACCTTGGCGTCGCGCAACGAAAGCTTGTAGCCGAAATTGAGCGACCGGATGTAATCTTGGATATTCGATACCATATGCTCCCAGTTATGCGCCACCTCTACCGTCGGCCACCCGTATTCGCGCGCGTCGTGTTTCAAGACGTCCCCGACCAACCCCGCCTGGTGCATCAGCTTCTTCGGAATACAGCCCACGTTCACGCAGGTTCCGCCCAGCCCCCACTGCGTTCCCTGCGGAGACGGCTTCACGTAGTCCATTACCGCAACCCGCTTCCCGAAGCTCGCCGCCTCTTTGGCACACGCCAAGCCCCCGCTTCCGCCGCCAATAACTATCAGGTCATAGTCGTACATATATATATAGTCATATGATATTCTTTATTTGTATTTCTTTATTGTAATTATATATATGTCCAGCGTTGCGAATATTACGCTCGACTACGTTCGGTCGCGAATGGCGAATACAAACGTATCGTTCCAGATTGGCGAAGCCTGTCCCATCACTGTGGCCGAGTGCCCCGATTTAGACAAGGCGTTCGACGATACGAACCTCAATCTCTCTATACTGGAGCGTGGGGAGGTGGTTTCGTGTATTGGGTGTCTGCTCGACCGCGACGAAGAGCGGATACACGTTAGCGCATCGTGTAGCGCCGTTAGTAGCCGAAGAAAAGGATTCGGAAGTTTAATCCGAGTCATTCTATTCTGTTACGCAAAGGACGAGAACATTCGGTATATTACTGCGGATACGAATAGCAAATCCCGCCCCCTAATGGAGAAATACTTGAACGCTAAGTGTTCGGACGAGTATATTCCGCCGTTTTACGACAACAATTGTATTGTAGATTTGGAAGATACCCAGACGAACGAGGTCGTGCTGCGCAACATTAATACTATAATGGCAAGGATGAAGAGCAAACCAAAGACGCGCAGAATCCGGTCGCGCACCAAATCGGCGAACGATGCCATGCGAAGCAGGTCCACGCGCAGCAGGTCCACGCGCAGCAGGTCCGCTACCAAGCGAAGCAGGTCCACACGAAGCAGGTCCACACGAAGCAGGTCCACGCGAAGCAGGTCCACGCGAAGCAGGTCCACACGAAGCAGGTCCACCCCATCCTAAAAAATATTGCTTTATTATATAATGAATGCAAATTACCGCGGCGGTAGCGAAACTCTATATAATGCTGCGTCGAATGGCGATATTAATAAATTAAGAGGGTTTATTGATGAAGGAGCAGAAGTAAATTATATTTCTCAAGATGGGGTCACACCGCTCCTCATTGCGGCGATGAACGGCCACCTCGAGGTGGTGCGGGCGCTGGTTGACGCGGGTGCGAACGTGGAGACGGCGAGGGATAGCGGTGCCACACCGCTATCCGCGGCGGCGGGGAAGGGCCACCTCGAGGTGGTGCTGGCGCTGTTGGACGCGGGCGCGCTCGTGGAGCAATCAACACAGACGACGGAAGATGGAGTCACACCGCTCTTCATGGCGGCGATGGACGGCCACCACGAGGTGGTACGGGCGCTGATAAAAGCGAACGCGACCGTGGACACGAGCTCAGCGAATGGGGTCACGCCGCTCTTCATGGCGGCATCGAGCGGCCACCTCGAGGTGGTGCGGGTGCTAGTGGGTGCGGGCGCGAAAGTGGACCAGGTGGTGGTTGATGGGACCACGCCGCTCTTCGTCGCGGCGGAGGAGGGCCACCTCGAGGTGGTACAGGCGCTGGTGGAGGCACGTGCGAATGTGGAACATAAGTCAGAAAATGGGCACACGCCGCTCTCCGCCGCGGAGGAGGAGCAGCACCCCGAGGTGGTGAAATTCCTGAAACTAGCAATAGCCAAGAAAAACAAATTAAAACCTGAAATTATTAATAAAGTCAAAGCTAAACAAAATACAATACCAACACTACAAATGATGGCACAACGACAATTAAGTACTCTGGATTCAAAAAATGTTAGACAGCTTGTTATGCCAAACCTAGCCAGTTCCGATAAAAGAAAAAAAATGACATATAAACCGAAACCAAAGACGCGCAGAATGCGGTCGCGCACCAAATCGGCGAACGATGCCAGGCGAAGCAGTGCCAGGCGAAGCAGTACCAGGCGAAGCAGTACCAGGCGAAGCAGTGCCAGGCGAAGCAGTGCCAGGCGAAGCAGTGCCAGGCGAAGCAGTGCCAGGCGAAGCAGTGCCAGGCGCAGCAGGACCAAGCGCAGCCGAAGCAGATAAATTATTGTAAAATTGAAACGATTTAATACGAATATATTAAATCATTAAACAAACATTGATTATGGCTTCTTTTACAAACGAGCATTGCGGAATTACTTCGGGGACGAACGAGTGTGGGATATGCTTTGAAAAGGCGTGGTTCAGCAACAGCATTCCGCAGAAACAACATCCGAAGCACGCGCAAATGGAGCTCTTCGTCTGCGGGCACGGCGTATGCCGCACCTGCTACGAGACGATGACGAAGAGCAAGAGCTTCCGGTGCCCGTTCTGTAGAAAGTCGGGCCTCTTGATCACGAACCTGGACTATGCGGTGTCGCTCTCGCTCGAAGCGCGCGGATACCCAATGCCACCAAATATGCTGCCGAGCAAAAAAATAAACACGTTCTCGGAATTTCTAGAAGAGCACGGCAATAACTGGTATCTCCTCCAACACCGAGACAGTCCCTTCATGAATATGCACCGACAAATAATCTTCAATCACAGCGAATTAAAGCGCGCGGAGACGAAGCGCAAAAATAAGGAGTTGGAGACCGCCAAACGGAAAATGGAAAAGCGGGCCAAGACCACATCGCGCAAGAACGCCGTGTGCCCACAATGTAATAAATCCACCTTCACCAGCGAGAAGCAGCTCCAGATACACATCGCGTCAAAGCATAGCAAACCCAATAAAAAATAAATGTAATCTATCTAATCGTAAAACTAAACTTCGTATCATCCGTTATTGGTTAATCCTAGCAAAATACTCATACGTTCCGCCGTTGTCATCGTTTATTTTTTTCCAGTTGGTCGTGTCGTTCTTAATCCACTCCACGACATGCTCCG